ATCAAATGCTGGATGATTTAAATCTTGGCGTTCACACAGATGCGCTGGGTGAAATAGAATCAGATATTCGGCCTGGTTACGGTAAAACAGCATCTTCACAAACGTATCACCCTGCTGAAGATGCCGCTACACGCATGGAAAAGAAAATCCTAGACCAACTGGAAGAGTCTAGTGCATCCAAACATTTGCGCCATACCGCTTTTGAAATGGCTCTATTTGGCACCGGCATTCTAAAAGGGCCGTTTGCGTTTGATAAAGAATATCCAAACTGGGATGAAGAGGGTAATTACAACCCCATTATTAAAACGGTTCCGAAAGTAGAAAATGTATCTATTTGGAACATGTATCCCGATTCGGATGCTAAGAACATGGACGAGTGCGAATACGTTATTCAACGCCATCGTCTCAGCCATTCTGAGTTGCGTAATCTAAAGAAGCGTCCATATTTTCGACATGATGCTATTGATAACGCCATTGGCATGGGCACAAACTATGTGCGTAAGTGGTGGGAAACAGACCTAGAAGATTATCGTAATACTTACGATGTCGACCGTTTTGAAATTCTTGAGTTTTGGGGCAACATTGATAAAGATTCTGCAGAAGAAGCAGGACTTGAAATTCCGAATGAATTAGATGATTTGGATACTCTGCAAGTAAACTGCTGGGTATGTCATGACCAGCTTCTACGATTGGTTATCAATCCATTTACACCAAAGCGCATCCCATACTTTGCTGCGCCGTATGAACTGAACCCGTACTCATTCTTTGGTGTTGGTCTTGCTGAAAACATGACAGACACCCAACAGCTTATGAACGGCTTCATGCGTATGGCCGTCGATAACGCTGTGCTGTCTGGTAATCTTATTTTTGAGATTGACGAAACTAATCTTGTTCCGGGACAAGACTTGGAGCTGTATCCAGGCAAAGTGTTCCGTCGTCAAGGTGGCGCACCTGGTCAAGCCCTATTTGGTACTAAATACCCCAACGTATCATCAGAAAACATGATGATGTTTGATAAAGCACGACAGCTTGCGGATGATGCCACTGGCATCCCATCTTATTCTCATGGACAAACGGGTGTGCAGGGTACAGGTCGAACAGCGGCAGGTATTTCTATGCTGATGGGCGCGGCCCAAATTAGTGTTAAGGGTGTTGTAAAGAATATTGACGACTACCTATTACAGCCACTGGGCGAAGCGTTCTATGCCTTTAATATGCAGTTCGACTTTGACCCGTCTGCTCGTGGTGACCTTGAAGTTAAAGCACGTGGCACAGAAAGCCTAATGAAAAACGAAGTACGAAGTCAGCGCCTTCTACAGCTATTGCAGATTGCCGGTAATCCTAACGTTGCATCATTTGTTAAGTTCCCTGTTGTGCTACGGGAATTGGCACAGGCTATGGACTTAGATGCGGAGAAGCTAATCAACGATGAGAGAGAAGCCTTCCGCCAAGCAGAAATTATTAGAGCGGCTGGAGGCTCAGGCCCAGAAGAGGGTGCTCAGGGGCTTAATCCTATGGATATGTCTGGTGGCGGTGGCGGTAACATCGGTATTGGTGGGGCAGCTGTTCCAGGCGAACAAGGCTTTAGTGCTGCCGGCGAACAACCACCACAACCAGAAGGTGGCGGTGATATTGGTGCCCAACTTTCCAGTATCATGGGAGGGCTTAAATGATAAAAGAAATCGCTAAGAAGTTGCTACCACTGGTCAATGTAAAGCGCAACGTAGATGCACTTGATGCGTATGTAGAATACCGCACACACGAAATGTACAAGCGCATGGAACAAGCAGAAGACACAAAGACTATGTTTATGGCGCAGGGCGCTATCCACGAGTTGCGCAGAATTAACACACTACGCGAAGAAGCACAGGCCAAAGGGGAATAATAATGGCACAACGGATAATGATGGCACAAGAAGGTAAGGCACCGCTTCCAATGCAGGAAGCGACATCCGCACCACAAGGTGGCGGACCAAAGGCGGCTAACCCCGCAGCCATGACTCAAGGCTTAGCGGCACCCTCTGGCCCTGCTCCGCGTCCTGGTGCTGTAGACCCACGGGATGAAGCAGTAAAAGAAGTATCTGCAAAAATGCAAGCCAAACAAACTCCCCCACCTTCCGCGGCTCCACAACTCATTACAGACCAAGGTGCTCCTGCACTTATGCAACCCCCTATGCCAGCGCAAGCACCCGCTATGAATCCTATGATGCAGCCCCCTATGGCCACTCCTGTCGCCCCGCCCCAAGAAGTCCCAATGATGGCAAAAGGCGGTATGCCTGAAGATGGAGATAACAAAGGACTCGCTGTTATGATTGGCCTCGGTGCCCCTTCCTATGAAGAAGCGGCTGAAGGAAACCCCCCTCCCGGTGCTACTAAAGAAGAAGTAGCCGATGACCAGCTTGTTCTGCTCAGTGAGGGCGAGCTTGTTGTTCCTGCCAACGTAGTTCGCTACCACGGCCTTGGTGCATATGAGGGTATGCGCCGTGAGGCTCTGATGGGGCTACAAGGCATGGAACAAAATGGACAGATTGAGTATGTTAGTGGCGGCAAAGAAAAGGCTGACCCGATTGACGATGACGGCGGACTCGTAAAAGCACAAGCTGGTACTACACTTATGGGGGCAGCAAATAACCGTAGCACTCTTGGCCCTGGCATAGGACAGCCCGGAATAATGCCCACAGCGGCTTCACAACAATTTGTCAAAACGCCAACAACAGGCGGCATGATGAAACAAACAGATACTACGCCGCTAGTGTTAGATGGTAAACCATACACACCAACCACGGACCTCACAAGTATTTACGCACCTGAACAAGACTACGATGCAGGGGGTCCAGAAGAGTGTCAAGAGGGCTACCAATATAACTATGTAACGCAGAAATGCGAAAAGATTCCTACACCTGACCCTGTTCCAGACCCAGTGCCTCAACAAACAAGTCAACAATCTGGAGAACCGCAGAGCGATGACAGAGACCCCGACCCCTACAACATTGGCGGCGGACGAACAGTTCTTGGCGGCACAACTTATGGAATTGGGTATCAAAGCAGTGATGCCTCTGCGGGGTATACGGGTTTAATTGGCGGTCTCGCACAAGGATTATTGGGTAAAAATGACCAAGTAATATTTACAGACCCTGACACTGGGCGCACCGCTACCATGTCACGTGCTCGCTATGATGTAATGAAAGAGGACAGAAACAATCCCAACACTGCCGCCTACATTAATAATCTTATGGATATTCAAGAGGGCATAAATAACGACTACCGTAATCAAAAAGGCTACGCTGGTAGGGGTAGTGGATTCGTTAGTGATTTGATGTCACCGGGAGCACGAAACTTTGACCAGAATAATGCGGCTAAAAAAATAGCGCAGGAATATAATATAGAATACACCGGTCAATCTTTAGCTGAAATGGTCGTAGAATCTAATCGAATAGACGCAGACTCGGCACCAACTTTGCCTGATGAGCTTGCTTACAAACAGGGCATGTCTGGTGGAGCCGCAACGCCTACGTCTGGAGCCACAACGCCTACGTCTGGGGCTACAACGTCTACGTCCATGGACTTAAGACCTATTGATGTAATGGGATTAAGAGGAACTACTACTGCCCAGCTTAATGAAAAATCTGGGTTGCTACTGGGAGATTCAGGATATGACCCCATATTAGATGAAGCTGGGGGAGGTTTTCGGGCTACCATTGGCGATAAAACAAAAAATGAAATGATAGCCGCTGTTAATTCTGGAATATACGGACGTCAGGATTTATCACGTATTGCCCAAGGAGAATCTTACGAAAGACGCCGACTTGGTCCAGACGGACAGCCCATGTCTGGTGACCAAGCAATGTTACAAGTAACTCAATATTCTGACCCAATTCGCAGACGCATTGAACAGCAAGCTGCCCGAGAAGCTTTATATGACCTTTCATATGACGACAGTGGCATGGCAACTAATGAACAAATGTCTTCTATAGGATTTAAAAACCAAACAGAACGCAGAAGCGCTCAAGCAGATGTAGCTGCCCGAGAAACGCAAAGACGTGAGGATGCTCAAGCATACCGACCTGGGACAGCATACCCTGAAAAAGAAGATAGAACCGTTAAACAAAATAAACAAATCGCAGACGCTGAAGCAAAACAACAAATGAGAGACCAAGGTAAAGATGAAGACACTGTCCGCAGAACAAGTGCTGTAACGGACAGTAAAGGAAATCCTGTTAGGCAGGGAGGCACTGGACCCGGCGCAGGTTCCGTTGTTACCAACACCTCGCCTAAAGAAGAAAAAAGCGGCGGTAAAATCGTCTGCACGGAAATGTATCGCCAAACACAGCTTGAAGATTGGTCTAGAACAATGAAGATATGGGATACATATCAGAAAAGGTACTTGACACCGATACATGAAGTAGGATATCATTGGCTATTCAAACCATACGTCCGTGGTATGCAAAACAGCGGCATTCTAACTAATGTCGGTGCTTTCTTTGCACAGAAACGAACACAGCACCTCAAACATGTTTTAACAAAAGGCAGAGCTAAAGATAGCTTTGTCGGTAATGTTTGGTGCAAAATTATACATCCTATCGTCTATTTGATAGGAAAGATGGTTTACAAAAAATAATAATTGTAAACTGTAGACTGGCTACCCATCACCCCATTTGGCTACTGGTGGCCCCAACAAGGAGAGTACAATGGCTGAAGCAGCTGTTAAGCAAGATATTAAGACTACCCCCATTAAATACAAAAGTAATCGTCAAGAGGTAGAAGATGCCGAACTTAAACGATTAGAAGATGAACGAGCAGGAATTCTTGAAAGACAAGAATCTGAAGAACAGGATAAAGCAGAAACTGATAGCTTAGAACCAGAAGAAAAAACGTTTAAAAAACGTTATGGCGACCTTCGCAGACACGCGCAACAAAAAGAAGAACAAATGCGTGAGAAGATTCGTAATCTAGAATCACAACTTTCGTCGGCTGCTAAAGAAGCTATCCAGCTACCCAAGACAGATGAGGAGCTATCTGAGTGGTCTAAACAATATCCAGATGTTGCAAAAATGGTGGAAACGATTGCCACTAAAAAGGCACAAGAACTAGACAGTTCCATTGAAGAACGCCTTGCTTTAATTGCAGAACGGGAAGTCGCGGCTAACAGAAAAAATGCTGAGGCGGAACTTATGAAGTTCCATCCTGATTTTGACGATATCCGTAATAGTCAAGAGTTTCATGACTGGGTTGAGATACAGCCAGAATGGGTACAAAAGGCTCTGTATGAGAATGACAATGATGCGCGTGCTGCATCTAGGGCTATTGACCTCTACAAGGTTGATATGGATATTGACCAAAAGAAAGCAAAAGCCCCAAAAGATAATAAAGACGCTGCAAAGGCAGTTACGTCAAAAGGCTCAAATGCCGTTGCTGATACAAAAGATAAGCAATCTAATCAATGGCGTGAGTCCCAAATAGCTAAAATGAAGGGGTCTGAGTTCAGCAAATACGAGCAAGAAATTACTGAGGCTGTTCGTACAGGCAACTTTATTTACGATATATCAAGAGGCGAATAAAATACCTCTTCACAAATAGTTACAATTGTGATACAATATATGTAACTTTACGCGTGGCCCTGACTATTTTCAGCAACCCATGACCCTGCCCTACACAGTTTGCGGCAATTTCTTAGTTTTATTGTAACCCCGAGTGTAGCGGGGCATACGATTTTCTCTCCTCTAAACCACCCATGTGATGTTTAGCCCCGCTGTCAGCGGATACCTAGACTAGCTGGCCTTTAAAGTGTTCAGGAAATCGGAGTTTACTAGCCTGATTTTAGGAGCATAGAATGGCTTTTCAAACTGCCGCTGGATACGGTAACTTACCGAATGGCAACTTTAGCCCGATAATTTACTCGCAAAAAGTCCAGCAAGCTTTCCGCAAGTCTTCTGTCGCCGAGTCAATCACAAATTCCGACTACTTTGGTGAAATCGCAAACTATGGTGATACAGTTCGTATTATCAAAGAGCCAGAAATCACTGTCAAGGAATATGCGCGTGGTGCACAAATCACCCCGCAAGACTTGGATGATGAAGACTTTTCCCTTGTCGTAGACAAGGCTAACTACTTTGCATTTAAAGTAGATGACATCGAAGAAGCACACTCACACGTTAACTTTGAGTCTCTCGCATCTGACCGCGCCGGCTACCGCTTGCGTGACCAGCATGACCAAGAGGTTCTCGGTTACCTGTCTGGTTTCAAACAGTCCAGCCTTAGTTCTGCCGCTGGTACCGCAAACGACACAGTAAGCGGTTCAAAAGCAGTATCTACTGCTGGTAGTGATGAACTTCTCACTAGCATGAAGCTTCGCAAAGACAGCTTCGGCAATATCACCACAAGTTCTGCTGGTGACCATTCGATTCCTCTGGCAGCACGTCTGCCCGGTGCATCTTCTCTGCCAACAGCTACTGCCTCGCCTCTGCAAGTTATTGCACGTATGGGCCGTAAGCTGGACCAGCAGTTTGTTGATTCCGAGGGACGTTGGCTCATAGTCGACCCAGTGTTCATTGAAATTCTGAAGGACGAGGACTCACGTCTTCTGAATGCAGACTTTGGTGGCTCAGGTCTACAAGGTGGTCTGGCTGTTGCTCAGCTACACGGCTTTGATGTGTATGTATCAAACAACCTGCCTTCTGTAGGCACCGGTTCTGGTACAAGTGGTTCAGCTAACCAAAACTCCAACTATGGTGTTATTGTTGCTGGTCATACATCATCCGTAGCTTCAGCTTCACAAATTACGAAAACTGAGTCATATCGTGACCCAGATTCGTTTGCGGACATTGTTCGCGGAATGCACTTGTACGGCAGAAAGATTCTTCGTCCAGAAGCAATCGTAACTGCTAAGTACAACGCAGCTTAAGGGGAGATTAGAAAATGGCAACTTTTGATTTGACTGCTTCTGGCACCACTGGTGTTGGCGCTAATTCAATTGCAGTTCTTCCTTCTCATAAGCATACACATGTGATGCGTAATGTTGAAGCATACGTTGACGTTGATGAGCTAATTGCTGCAGGAAATACTCTTGCAGATGGCGATATCTTTCAAGCACTTGAAATTCCTGCAGGAACCTTGGTTCTCAACGCAGGTGCAGAAGTGATGAAAGCATTTAACTCAAGCGTAACTGCAGACATTGACTTTGCGGCTGGTGATGACATCGTTGACGGTGCAGACGTAACCTCTACAGGTTTCTGTGCTGCTGGTTCAAATGGTCAAACTAACACAGTCGTAGGTAGCGGAGCCTCAACTTATACACAATTCGTAGCTAGCACAGATACGATTGATGTAAAGTTGGCTGGTGCAGACCCTAGCACAGGGCGCATCCGTGTCTATGCAACAGTCATTGACTGTAATGAGCATGGTTCGGATAAGCCTACTGATGTAGACCGCGACCAACTCGCCTAAACATTATAGGGGGCTACTTTAGGGTGGCCCCCTAATTTAAGGATTGAGATGGCTCTAACTTTTCTTACACTTACCAATGAAGTATTGGCTCGCATGAATGAGCCTCAACTTACCTCGTCCACTTTCTCTAGTGCACGAGGTATTCAAGTACAGGCACAAAATGCTGTAAATGAAGCAATTAGGTATATTAATCAACGGGAATTTAGCTATCCCTTTAATCATTCTACAAAAACTGAAGTGCTGGTTCCGGGCACTGTTAGATATTCAATCCCTACGGATGCTAAGCATGTAGATTACAACACAGTTAGAATCCTCAAAGATTCCGACTTAAGTGCTGTAGGTCGTAAGTTACTAACGCTTACATACAATGAATACATTAGCAAATATATTGACCAAGAAGACGACATTACTTCAACCCTTTTAGATGGTGCCCTAACAGATTCTGCTACTACAGTCACAGTAGATAGCACCACTGGTTTTGATTCTTCTGGCACATTGTTCATAGAAAATGAACAGATTACGTACACAGGGACAAGTAGCACACAATTCACTGGGTGTACCCGTGGTGCAAACTCTACAACTGCCGCTGCGCATTCTGATGATACTAAAATTGCACAGTTTTCGCAAGGAGGAGTCCCACAGTACATTGTACGAACACTGGACAACAATTATCTTCTTTATCCGTTTCCAGATAAAGCGTACAGCCTTAGATACGACTATTTTACATTTGGTTCTGACCTTTCTGCACACGGCGACACAACAACAATATACGATAGATTTTCACCAGTTATTGCAGATGGTGCTACAGCATATACGTATCAATACCGCGGTGAGTTGGAACAGTACCAATTAAATTTTGCAAGATTTGAACAAGGCATTAAAAACATGCAAACCCTGCTTGTTAATAAGTACGAGTACGTGCGTTCTACGGTGGTGCTAAAGCCGGCAAGCATGGCAGGATACTTTAATACTGAAACAGCAACATAATGGCAGATACATCCCGCGTACAACCTATGGCGTTCATATGCGAGGGCGGGTTGATAGCAAACCGTTCTACCTTTATTATGCAACCTGGTCAAGCCTTACAGCTTGAGAACTTTGAACCAGATATTGAAGGTGGCTATAAGCGCATACAAGGCTATCAAAAACACGTAAGACAGATTGTTCCTCACACCTCTTCATCAGATGAAGAACTTTTGATGGTGGTAAACTTCGCTAACAAAATTGTAGCGGCTAGAGGAGAAAAAATATTTAGTGCTGCGACTGATTCATTAGCCTCAGCAATCGCACAAGGAACCGCTATGACAGGTTCCGGTACTATAACTGTAGATTCTACAGCTGGATTTAGTTCTAGCGGAACTTTACAAATTGACAGTGAACAGTTTACGTACACCGGAGTAACATCAACTACGTTTACCGGTGTAACACGAGCGGCTAACAGCACCTCTGCTGCCGCGCACACAGCAACTAGCGATGCGTCTCTTACAGTAGTGTCTGAAAGTTGGACAGAAAGAGACACTGGTCGTACAAACGCTACGAAGTATAATTTCGAACGATTTAATTTTGATGGTAACGAAAAACTAATTGTTGTAGATGGGGTTAACGACCCTACAGTATTTAATACTTCTATGAGTGCTACAGATGTAACTGCATCTGCCGTAGAAGGGGCTAGCATCGTAGCCGCATACCGAGAGCATATGTTTTATGCTGGTATGTCAAGCACACCGCAAGAACTTGTATTTAGTGTTCCCTTTGATGAAGATAATTTTACAGGTGGGTCGGGTGCTGGAAGTATAAAAGTTGATGATACTATTGTTGGCATCAAAGTATTCCGTGAAAATTTATTTATATTTTGTGAAAATAGAATATTTAAATTAACTGGTAGTTCTAGCTCAGACTTTGCAATGGCCCCTGTTACTAGGGATATTGGATGTATAAATGGGCACACTATTCAAGAATTTGCTGGTGATATTATCTTCCTTGGCCCTGATGGGTTGCGCACCGTCGCTGGTACAGAAAGAATTGGTGACGTGGAATTGGGAACTATAAGTTCCAATGTTCAATCTATATTCGATGAAAATATTATTGGTGCGGCAGCTTTTGAATCTGTAGTTATACCTAATAAAACGCAATACAGACTATTCTTTTCTAAACAAGGTGGGGCACAAAGCAGAACAGAAGGTATTGCTTGCGTTTTAAAAAGTCAACAAGGTGGCAATAAAGGGTACGAGTTTTCATCTTTAAAAGGCATAAAACCCGCGTGTACAGACACTTTTATACAAACTGGTGATGTTTTAGTTTTACACGGTGGCTTTGATGGCTACGTGTATCGACAAGAACAAGGCACTACCTTTGATGGCTCGGCTATTAACGGTAGATACAGAAGCCCCGATTTAACTATGAATGACCCAGGCATACGAAAGCATATGCAACGGGTTATCGTAAACTTTAAGCCTGAGTCTACAATTGATGCAGACTTATTCGTTAGGTACGATTATGAGTCCGCAGACGCAGTTAGGCCAGCCGCCTATCCGTTAGATTCCACAAATATTGCGGGTATCTACGGTACTGCCACATACGGAACTCCCACATACGGTGGCCCGTCCCAACCCTTGGTTAGGCAAGCAGTTGAAGGTTCTGGATTTGCGGTAGCATTGCGGGTGAATGACGGCGGTTCAACTGCCGCATATTCCTTAAAAGGCTTTCAGTTAGAATATCAGTTAGGAGCAAGACGCTAAATGGGTGCTACATATACAAGACAGTCATCCTATACTGACGGTGACGTAATTCAAGCAGCAGATACTAACAACGAATTTGACCAGTTGTTAGCCGCATTTGCCGCAGGAACAGGACATACACACGACGGAACTGCGGCAGAAGGCGGACCTGTTACAAAGATGTTGGGCACCTCCCTAACACTTGGGGATGGCACAGCAGGAACAGATATCACCGTTACATTTGACGGCGAATCAAATGACGGCGTAATTAAATGGATGGAGGATGAAGACTACTTTGAGTTTTCTGATGACATACTTGTAGCCAGCACAGAAAAATTACAGTTCCGTGATACAGCCATATATATTAATTCTAGTGCAGATGGACAACTTGACCTTGTAGCCGACACAGAAATACAGATAGCCGCCACCACTATTGACATTAACGGTAACGTAGATATATCCGGTACACTGACAATCGGCGGTGCGGGTATCTCTGAAGCAGAACTTGAGATACTCGACGGTGCGACAGTCACTACGACAGAAATAAACATCTTGGATGGTGACACATCCGCATCCGCTACAACTGTAGTAGATGCTGACCGTGTTGTCTTCAACGACGCTGGAACTATGAAACAGGTGGCGGTCACTGACCTTGCCGCCTACTTTGATGACGAAATCACGGCAATGCCAAACCTCGTCACCACTGCTGCTACTACTGTTGGCGCACTCAACTCCGGTTCAATTACGTCTGGGTTTGGCACTATTGATACTGGTTCGTCAACAATTACAACGACTGGCCTAATTACAGGCGGTTCTCTTGACATTGACGACGTAGTTATCAATGGTACAACAATCGGTCACACAGATGACACAGACCTGTTGACAGTTGCAAGTGGTCTACTAACCGTAGCTGGTGAAGTGTCTATGACTACGCTGGACATTGGTGGTACTAACGTAACAGCAACCGCTACTGAACTTAACTACAGCGACACAGGTGCTTCTGTAGGCACTGTGGTTGCAAGTAAGGTTGTCACAGTTGATGCAAACAAAGACGTAGCCAGCTTCCGTAATATTACACTAACAGGGGAACTAGACGCTGGGTCACTTGATGTATCGGGTGATGCTGATATTGATGGTACGCTTGAGGCTGATGCAATTACCATTGCTGGTGTTACATTAGCCGAAACAATCTCTGATACTGTTGGTGCTATGGTTAGTTCTAATACAGAGACAGGTATATCTGTTTCGTATGATGACAGTGACAACACCCTTGACTTTGTATTAGGTACAGCACAAACAACAATTGAGTCAGTCAAAAATACCAGTCTTGTGATTGGTAGGGATGATGATAACCTTATTAAGTTTAGTACAGACAATCAAATTATCTTTGAGGTATCTGGTGGTGATAATGTAATCTTTAAAGCTAGTGGTGAGATTGAGGCAAGTAGCCTCGACATTAGTGGCGATGCAGACATAGATGGCACACTGGAAGCTGATGCAATCACTGTCAACGGCACAGCACTAAATACAGTTATTGCAGGAGTAACAGTAGCTAACGCTACCTTAGCCGCTACAACCACCGTTACTGACAGCACAGCTAACACAAACTTTCCTGTAGTATTTCACGATGAATCCAATGCATTGCTTGACGATACAGGCGCATTGCGCTATAATCCAAGTACTGGTGAATTATTAGTACCTAAACTTACTGTAGCTGGCACCACTACTACTGTAGATACCGTTACAATGAATGCAGAAAATGCAATCATTTTTGAGGGTGCTACTGCTGACGCACATGAAACTACACTTACTATTGTAGACCCAACAGCAGACAGAACTATTAATCTTCCCAATCAATCAGGTACGCTTCCCGTACTAGCTGCCGCAAGTAATACTGCAATTACCTCTACCCCCGCAGAATTAAATATACTTGATGGCGCTACAGTAGTTGTAGGCGAAATCAATGCACTTGATTTAGGTTCTACAGCAGTTGGTAATGCTATCGCTTCTAAAGCGGTAATACTAGATTCTAATAAAGATTATACAGGCATTCGTAATTTCACCATCACAGGTGAACTTGATGCTGGTTCATTAGATGTGTCAGGTGATGCAGATATTGATGGCACACTAGAAGCTGATGCAATTACCGTCAATGGTACAGCACTAGCTACCGTGATTGCGGGAACAACAGTTACAAACGCAACAAACTCTGCGCATGTTTTAGTAACCGACAATGAAAACACAAATGAAGAAAATCTTATTGCTTTTGTTGAGGATGCTACATCAAGCACAGGCAATGTTGGCCTGGAAATGGATGGGGACTTTTCATATAATCCAAGCACAGGCACAGTAACAGCAACAATATTTAAAGGCAACATAGATGCCGTAGATGGAGATTTTGACGGTACGTTAGAAGCTGACGCAATTACAGTTGGTGGTGCCACTCTTAATTCAGTAATTGCCGACGAAGCCACAGCCTTGGCTATCGCGCTAGGCTAAAGGAGAAGTAAATGGCTAACACATTTAAGGTAGTAAATTTTGCAGCAGAGCCAAACGCAAGTGGAACTCCGTATGTTATGTATACCGCAGCAAGTGGCACAACCACGATTGTTCTTAGTTTAGTCCTTAGTAACATTCATACATCTCAAGTTACTGCCACAGTTAATTTGGTGAGTGATACAGCAGGCCGTGCCGTAAATAATAATACCGCTAATGGAACAAGTATAATTATCAAAGATGCACCTATTCCTGTTGGCAGTTCTCTAGAATTAATGGCGGGTAACAAGGTTGTGTTAGAAACAACAGACCAAATAACAATAGATTGTAGCGTTGCAGACAAATTGTCAGGCACATTGAGCATCATGGAGATAACCTAATGGCGTATCTTGGCAACAACGTACCTGCTAACTTTCAAACACCACCTTCTGTCGTAAGATTTAACGGTGATGGTTCTGACACAACCTTTGCACTAGGCAGGACTATTGGTTCTGTTCAAGAAATACTTGTAAGTGTAGACGGTGTTATTCAGGATAGCGCAGCGTACACTGTGCCAGACGGTTCTACACTGACATTCTCTGCTGCCCCATCTAGCGGCACAGGTAATATATTTGTGTACTTCCTAGACTTGGCTGCAGGAACAATCACCCCAAATGCAGAGT